GTCAGAATAGGAAGCTCAGGTCGAGATCCATGTCATCGTTAGCCCACAGTAGTGGGTCTAACTGGATCTCTTCCGGTTCGCCATTCTGGCCTTTTGAGGAAAGTATGTCTGAAACAAGCGTATTTTCCTCAGGGCACCTAAATAGAGCAGGTAGAACATCTGTGGTAGGTCTCTTCTCCATGTCCCAATCGGAGAGGCCTTGTCCACCAATACAACGGTTCCTTGCCTTTAACCAAAGATCTATAACTTTTTTATTAATGCGCTCCGGGTTAGTACCTGCCGGCTTATGGGAAAAGAATTTGTCAAAGTTCATTGTCAAAAAAATTTCCATAGCTGTGTATCCGTAGAGCTGTCCATAGGGTTTAGTGGTATCTTTCCACAAGTCTTTACCTTCTCCGAGCGTGAACTCGCTGAGCTGAAGGGACGACAGATTGTTATCTGTTCCGAGGGCAAGATTGGGTTTATCTTCTGTGTCGAGGATTTTTTTAAAATCACAACTCCACGCAGAAGCTTTACCCATCTTGTCCAGGATCAACTTGTGAAGTTGCCATTGAACCTTAGGGACCATTTTAGGAAGGTCGTCGATATAGCTAAGTAACAGGGTTTCTGCTATTCTTCGATCTTTGATTGTTATAGAGTCTTGCTTGCTGTACGTTGCCATACCAAGACCACCGAAACTTTTGTTGAGGAACCAGGGCCGGTCGCCGGCTGAATCGAGTATTTTACGATTCCGTCGAATGAAGAGAGAGAGAAATCTATCTCCAACCGCCTGAGGGAGGTCTCGAATTAATTCGTGACTCATCTCCCCAATGTTTTCAGTGGTTATGATACTATCAGTACCGTTCGATTTACCATGTCCTGCAAGGAGTCCGATTTGGACTACCTTGGTTTGCTCCATAGAAGGAGCCATGGTTATTCTTAGTCCATCGGTTGAGACTTTCCAGACCCTGGGTTTCATAGTGTTTGGTAGGAATTCTCTTGAGTTGATCATTGCAAATTTTTTGCTGAAATATGATTTACCCTGAGATTCTTCCCACCCAACCAGACCCGCGATTTTACGCAGGGCCCAGCGACCATGACTTGTCATGGGGACCAGGAAGTCGTCACCGTTGACGAGTAAACGGCACTGTTTTAGTGAATCTGAACGTTGGAGTGAAATATCCGACGCCCAGCGTACAACAGTA